CGAGATGTTTCTCTGTTGCTTGCAGGCGACTAATTAAATTGGTTACACGCTGCTCATTAGTTAGCATCAAAACTCCTCGTTACGTTCGGAAAACTTCCCCCGACGTCTGCGGCATAGTCGGAAAGCATCGCGGAAATAAAAACAGGAAAAGAGGCCCCCTTGAGAGATTCTGAAAATTGAGAAATGCGAAAATCCGTAACTCCCTGATTATAAAGAGCCTCCCTTTTGCGGTGGTCGTCGTAATAATCGTACATGTATTGTGACAACTCGCACTGAGCTTGCTTAACAATGTCCGCAGTAGACGTTGCTGCTATGTTTAGCGTCGACTGCTGATTGATCCACTTATACGAGGATATCAGTAGCTGTGTTTTTTGAGCATCACTAAGGGAGGCCCAAAATGAGGCCCCCCACTTATCCGCGAAATATGTATCCGCGTAAGAGACGCTCGCCCAACTGTTTGTACCTACTGTAATTGTTGACATCAGCTGAGCGTTACCTGCTGGCACTGATCAGTGTCTGCCACCGTCGCGCCGTAAATAGACCACACCGCCTGTAACTCATTAAGAGTCAGCGGGTCTTTAGGACTCGTAAAAGTCGTCGGCTCCATATCCGTAGCCGCCTGGATGTGATTACCCGGCAAAACTAAAATGGGACTTCCAGAACTAACATTAGAGTCGTAGGTAAAGATCGGAGTAATGTTCCAGTCGACCTGCGCGGCATTACTGGCAACCTGTGCCATAGATGACGCGGTAGCCTGCTGTGCTGCTCGTATGCGCGCGCGATCTTTAGGATTCGCGTAGAGTAGCAAACGCGCTTCCGCCATATTTTGCGGATCGTAGCCCTTGTCCTTAACTCGATTAGTAAGTGTATACGCAGCAAGATTGATAGTTTCGATATCGCGTCTCAGCTCTCCGTCGGCCGCCGCTCCCTGATACGTGGTTATGTTAAGCGCCGCAGCAGCAGCGAGTAACGCATAATGCACATTGGCTTTTTTGGAGTAAAAACGATTTCTAAAAATGGAAGCCAGCTGAACCATGGGACCAATTTTTCTGTAGCGAATCATTTTGTCGGTCCAACCAATGGCGCCGCCATAATAATCAACATATGCTGTCACTTTGCTTCCGGAAATTCCCTCCAACTGGATTCTTTCGCCTTCCACGACTTTGCGAAAGGTGAGTCCATTAGTGACGTCGTAAATTTCCCAAAAATCCTGATTGCGACCAAGCTGTATTTTTTGATAAGCCTGCTCATAACCGAGATCATAAATAGCGGAGTCCACGGTTACGTTAAACGCGTCGGCCGTAATTTTTTCGAGATCGGTAGATACCCCAATTGCTTGGATTCTTTTGACCATGTTGACTCTTGGTTTAAGCATAAAGGCTCCCCAAGTCGCCTGTATCTTTTTTTTGAGCTCGAAGCTTGGCTTTTGCATGCTCTCTGCTACGGCGTCAAAAAACGCAAGATCATTTTTTGCTATAATTCCCATATCTACCTCCTATAGATTCTCGTTATACCGGGTACCGTCAAAATTCATCAGCACCGTAGTAGCGGACGCCGCCGCGTCGTCTTTTGCCCAACCGCAAAAATAATAATCTGTCCCGTAAGTACCGCCGGCCGGTTTGCTTGCGCTTACCTTACCCTCACTTACATTGTAGTATAGCCGGTCTCCGGCAACGATTGCTTCTCCGGTACCCGTAAGTTTAGTGGCCAATACCTGTCGACAACGGTACACAAAACATATCTCGTCACCAGACGCCACGCGGTCGGCGAGATAAAATCCAAAAACATCTTGCACAACAGCAACGTCACCCGCGGATATAGCAGTCGCGGGCTCTACGCCTCTCAGCTCGTCATATATGACGTTGTCCTGCATTATCATGCTCATAATAACCCCTCTTCATTAAAGTCTTCCTGCAAAAACTCGTTATTGTTTGCCCTAGTAAAATCAACCTCAGAGCCGTCTCCAGTAACTACCGCGTCAGAGCTATTGTCAGTCACAGTATCTTCGCTCAATTTAAGATAATCATATTTCGCTATACGATTAAAATCATTAAGTTTTTCGTTGATAAAATTTGCTAGCTCTTCGTCGCTGCCACTTTCCATTTTATCAATGGCTCCATCCGTAAGCTCATCTTCGATAAATTTCTTTTGCAACGCGGTATACTTAGTTTCTCCCTTATCGATGATATTAGACAACCTGTTTTTTGCAGTTGTTTTATTGGTTTGCTTAAGTAGCGTCGCTTCCGCGTCTTTCAGCTTTTTAATTTCAGCGTCTTTCTCTTCTACCGTTTTTTTAAGAGTTTCGCTCTCATCAAAAACAGCTTTAAAATTTGCATCGGCCTTGATTTCATCTATGCCGTAGAGTTGACTCGGAAAAGTCATCCGTCGCTTCATTTCTTGTTTGAGTTCGTCAAACGAGATGGCTGAGAGATTCGTAGGTTCATTACTCATCTTGTTCTCCCTGGTTATTTCATTTTCAAATGCCTGTACACTTCCCAACCGCACCGCTCCTGCAAATGCCGGGCGCTCATTATCTGAGGACTCCAACGCTATGCCGGTTAAATCGACCAGCCGGTCAGCAATCAATTCCCCGTTTTCCTCGTAAAAAGACCAGTCGCCCTCATGGGAGCAAATATCCAGATTCTCTACGATTTCGCGATTAGGAAAATATCCAATAGCAATATGATGCAACGCACCATTGATATTACGTTGCGTGTTCGCAACTATTTCGCCCAACACCTCTCGATTTTCCACCGAGTTGTCGGCGTTATGACCCATAAAAAATTTAATTCCGTTTTTAATTTTAGCAGCAATGCTCTGCACCGCTTTTTTTATCCAGCGGATCGGCCTAGCTGACTCTCCTATAATTCTAGGAGTAGACACGCCCTCGTGGCAAAATGAGTACGCCTGGAAATATGGGTGCGCGTCTTTCTCTTTTATTTTTGCCAGGCTGTCCGGCGGTATCAAATCCAGGATTTCGTCTTTGCTCAGTCCGTTATATACCGTAGCCTGTAATGAGATGACGTCCTGGAAAAAATGCTTTTGCGTATTAGACATCTTTACGTGATTTACCTCGTTTTTTTGTATCGTTAACAGCTTCTTCTTTTTTGGCTTCCTCAATCCCAGACTCTTCCGCAATCCCGCGCGCCTTTTTTATTTTTGATACGCCATCGTCAAGTATTTCTTTGGAGCTTTTCTTATTTAATCCCCACGGTATGATGTTCCGACTACTCACCACAGCGTCATCTTTTACTTTTTCAAACCCCCACTTCTCTTTATTCATTCGCGATTTCTCCATTCTTGTTATTATTTTGCATTTTTAATAAAGTTTCATTTAACGCGCCGTTGTTAAATGGACTTTCCTCGGCGCGTTTCTTTTTGTCTCTTTCGATTTGTCGCAGCTCCTTTGATGGGTCGATGCCGGGCAGCATGTTCATAAAAGTAAAAATTGAAATTATGTCATCCTGTAGCAAAGGATACCACACCTCGATAACTTGTTTAAGCAACGATAACGACACCATGGGGAGTTTGACATTTATGTCGGCGCCCAAAATATCGTTTGTCTCATACTGATTGTTAACCGCCATCTCCATAGATTTCTCAATAATTTCGCGAAAAGCCTCTTCCCAAATCAACCGGTCTTTTTTTGTCGTTGCCGCGACGAGCTCCAACAAATTATCGGCGGTGGCGCGATTGCTCATCAACTCCGGATAGGCCAAAAAATGTATTGGTATCCCGGTAGTCATGGATACCACTTTAAGCGCAGACAACATGTCCTTAAGTATCGCGTCTGCCGCGCTTCCGGTCGGCTCAATCAATCTAAATTCCGCTGGTCCGGCGTATCCGTCGCCTATTATCCACTCCTTGGATTCCAACGCGTTTGTGATCGCTTTGGCCTCTTGCGACCCAGCTTCCGTTTTCCAATTTGGCATAACATTACCAAACAGATGCGTATTTTTGCGCAGGTCATATTTTGCTCTAGAGTAATTTTCGCAATCGGTCAAAACGCGGTGGAAACGGTTTGGGGTTTCGTCGACCGAGAACTCCGTGCCGCCCAGCCGCACAAAAACAAGCGAATCCGCTGGCAACGTTTTTTCTTTGCCTATATCCCCTTTTGGTTTGTAGACTACCTTTACTATTTTGTCCTTATTACCGTTTTGGGTAATAACAATATAACGATTGTAGTGCCACGAAAACGACGCAACGTCAATCATTTTTTTGTCGTTATTGCGATACAGCCGCACCAGGTCCTTGCCCTCCAACGACCCGGTCAATATCATATCCATTAGTCTTGATCCGTTGAGTTTGTTATGCTCAAAAAATCTATCTATGTATTTTTGAGCCGCCGGCTTAGACGCGGTGACACTTATCCCCTCTCCGGCCAAAAACGAGTTGTAGATATCGACGATGCCGCCAAATACCTCAGCACCATATCTTGATTTAGCCTCATACATTTTATACGCGGCCTCCACCTGTGCTCCGTAAGAGGCGTAATTATTTTTATCAACCTCATCGACGGTACTTTGATACGTGGTGATGGCGGTATTAAGCGTATCTCTACCGGCCTCGGTCAGCGCGGCGACGCTTTTTTTCTCGCGTCTAATTTTAAGCAAATTACGGAGAGGCCTTTTTTGCATTGCTTGGATATGTCGTTTTTTTATTTCGATTACACGACTTATTGTTTTGATCTCGCCTTTGCTTATCAGCACTCCGTTATCCCCTTAGTTTCTTAATTTTTTTATAATGGCAAAATCGCCATCTCCGCCGCCGAGAAAAAATTCCTCGTTGGCATACCGAATCGCCGCTACGGTGTCATCGTTAAGCTCCATTATCTCGTCCAGTATTGTACCGTCCCGCAACTGTTTGTATTTTATGCGCGGAAACTCTCTAGCAGCATTAGGACAAAGTGATTTGTGTATATGTATACAGGGCAACGATTTAAGATAGTCAATCCCACGCATTAACGATCCCGGGCCTTTTTTTGACGAGTAAACCAAAAACCCGGCGTTGCGCCATTCTTTAATTTTATCCGGCTCCGCGCTATCAGCGGTAATACAATAGTCTTTTTCAAAATCGCTTTGTTCCGCCGATGCAATAAAATCTTTGTTGAGTTGCTGTTTGCCATACAGCTCCCGGAAAATATAGAGCTCACCGTCTTTGTATCCACAACCCATAAAAGCATTAGCGTGATTATAACCAAAATCAATTCCATGGCGTATATTTTGATAATGATGTTCCTCGACTTCAAAATCGTAAATTTTAAGATTGTGAAACACCGTCGCGGTAGTGCGGGCCCCCCATTGATTTTGCACATATACGCTGTAATAATAATAATCAATATCTTTAAGTTTTAATAACTCGTCTTTATAGATATCGTCGAGAAACTCGTTATCAGTATACGTCGATTGACAAATAAACCCGCGCTCCGGATCAAGCGGGGAATCGAAAAATTCTTTTTTTATCCAGCAGTCGACGTCAACGGGGTTAAAACTTAAAACGATGTGCTTGGGAATGTCGCCTACACCGCGCAACCGCAAATTAAGTTGACGATAATCCTCTTCCTCTGTTTCGTCCGCCTCCTCAACCCAAATACATACCAAATCACCTGTCTCAAAAGTCACCGATTTAACTTTGTTTACATCGTCCAATCCGCGAAACACCGCCTTATTGTTGTTGGCCTTGCAAATTATTTCTTCGAGTCCATGAGCAGATTTAATTTTAAAAATATCCTCCATGTCCCAGGCGCCGATGCATTTCTTTATTTCCGCAAACGTCGAGTTGTGGTTGTCTCTACCCGTTTTTCTCAGCGCCATCACGTTATAGCCTTTTTTTAAAATCATATTGTATACAATTTTTTGAGCCACGAAAACGCTTTTACCGGCTCCCGCTCCGCCTTTAAAAACCTGTATCCGTCGATAGTCGTCAAGATAGGGTCCATATTTTTTATTAACAACGGCATATATCTTGCTAAGATCAACTCTCACTTTTCCTCAAATAGACCCTTTGCTATAATAGTATCTATGATGTCCCTTACTGCGCCTTTTCCTCCGCCATGTCGCGACACTATAATATTTTCGCGCATAACTATTTCTGGACGCGCGTCTACCGGGCAGGCGTTATACCCGCATACATCCATGGCCTCCGCGTCGTTGGTATCGTCGCCTATATATAATATCTCCGATAACGACATGCCATATTGCTGGGCAAAATCAAGCACCGCCTCCTTTTTATCATCGGTTGATATATACTGATCAACGGTCCCTAAGCCCAAAAATTTACATCCTCTAGCCTCGTTGATCTCGCACTCCTCAGATGTTATCAATACAACAATTACGTTGTAAAATTTTAGCAAATGGAAGGCTCGGCCGTCGCGATGAGAAAACTGTTTAAATTCCTCTCCCGCCGCAGAATAAAACACGGTCCCGTCGGTCAACGTCCCGTCGATATCACAGCAAACCATTTTTATTTTTTGACAATTAGTCATTGCTTTCCTTTTTAAAATTTGGCTTAATGGGGGGTATTATCTCAAATACCCGATCCTCTATTGCTATGCTCTGATGCGGAGTCCCCTCAATGCGATCGCAAATATATTTTATCGCCGCTATGTCACCCTCTAACGCCAGTGCATATAATTTAGCGACGACGCCTTGCATCCGGGTTATTGCGCCTTTGCCTGTTTTGATATCTTTGATCTCTCCAATTTCCTCTATATAGCGAGTCACGCATTTATCTTTTTTTGGTCTTCCGTTTGGATTTCCCGACTCCCCCTTGAGATATCGTCCCCGGCTGCCACGTTTCGGTGCCACTTTTCTGCTCCTTCCATGTTTTACAGGTTTTAAGGGGAGAAACTACAAATAATTTTAAAAACTCTTCTCCCCCTACTTTTATTATACACTGATTTAATAGTTTATGTCAAGGGGTTTTGCAACTTTTTTCAACTTTTTTTCAACTTTTTGCAACTTTTTAATGGGAAGCATTAAATAACAAATTTTGTTGATAAATGGGGAAGCGTTAAATAACAAATTTTGTTGATAAATGGGGAAGCGTTAAATAACAAATTTTGTTGATAAATGGGGAAGTATTATCTCAAATACCCGTTGTTCCGCCATCCTGACAAAAATGTTCCCCCCTTTCCCGCTTTTGATGGCACGGCTAATTCGTTACAGCGTATAGAGTTATAAAAAAGTTCCGACTAACAAAAATCCGTGGAACACGCTCTAAATGCTCTAACTCTTTGTAGCATAACGAATTAGAGCACTCAAAAACTAAAAGTTCCACACAGTACCGGCTTTTTTGGAAAAATAAAAAAAATAAAAATAAAAATAAAAATAAAAATTCTAAAAATGCCGGAACACCGGAACTTTTAGTCTTTAAATGCTCTAACTCTTTGTAGTATATGGAAATAGCCGTGCAGGCCTCCAAAATTAGACGCGGAACATGGGGGGAACATGGGGGGCACAGCTGTGCCCCCCTATAGAGTGTTTTTTTGCCCCCTTTCTCTTTTTGAATTCAGAGTTTTAAGACAAAAAATTTCCGACGGAACAAGGAACAAGGAACACCACCCACAAAAAAACACTCTATAGGGGAAATTTTGGCTGCATATATTACGTAATTCCCATTATTCCTGCTTAGATATCATGTATATACTATGTCGACTCCTATACAACGCATCAATATATACGACAAACTATGAGTTAACATAATATATTTCTTGCCCTAAAAATGGTCCTACACGGCATTTTTGTCGTTTTTTCGATATTTGCCGCGGAACATCCCTAAAACTTTTTACGATTTTTTGAAAAAACCTGGATTTTTGTTACGATATGTGCTATAATTACAGTTATGAAAAAACGAAAACGGATAGGAAAAAGAGGAAGATTTGTAAAAATCAACAATCTTTTTTCGTTTTTTACTTGACAAAAAGTATGATGTGTATTATATTAGTAGTAATATTAAAAATAGGAGGATTAAATGAGTGATTGGGTTGACGATGTGTTGGGAGTACCCAGTGGTGACGACGATATATCTCGTGACGAGCTGCGAAAGCAATTTTTTAGCAATGTCAGAAATTTTGAATTAAAAGGATACACCAAAAAGGAAGTTGCCGCGCTCTTAAAAAATTACTATCGGTATAAATGCCCGCAGTTTTCGGGACTTTTTGGCTTTTGGCTAGACGAGTACTGCGAGTATGAGGAAGAGGAGTAATCAATGGACAACATAGAGTCCGCGCAACGAGACAGGATAATGGCACATAATTATTTATCTTTACTCGAGGCCATGTATGGCCAGGCGATAGAGGATGGAGACGAGGCGATACAAGAATTTTTTACGAATTGGATAGAACCAAATAAAGAGCACATAAAAGAGCTGCTGGATGAGTTTAATCGAGAGCATAAATCTCCTGCATACGTTGTTTCCGCGGCGGAAGTTACCGAGCTTGTTATTATCGATGATATTGATAAAGACATAGGAGACGACTTAAAAGCCCGGCGGTATTATAAATATTTGCGGGAAAAGCATCAAAATGAATTAAAAAGTAAAAGATGATAACTGTTAAAATTTGGAGGAAAAAATGAAAACAATGAAAGTGCGATTGTACGTACAGGCGGGCGATCCCAAACATCCGTACTCGTGGAGAAAAATATACGACGATCGCGGAAACTGGATCGCGTACATACAGTCAGATGACATTAAACATCGAGCCTCGTGGAGGGATGAGTATGACGAGGACGACAGAATAATCGCGCATACTCAGGCAGATGATCCCAATAATCCTAAGTCGTGGAGGGCTGAGTATGTCGAATAAATCCGGAAGAACGACTGAGCATATTGAAAACGGTGATCCCAAACATCCATGGTCATGGAGGAAAGAGTATGACGCACATGATAACTGGACCGCTTACATATATGCTGGCGATCCCAAACACGCATGGTCGTGGAGACAAAAATACAACGAGAAAGATAGGTGCGTCGCGCATATCCAGTCAGACGACCCCACTCACCGGGGCTCCTGGGTGGCGGAGTACGACGGGAACGACGAGTATATTGCGCATATCCAGTCGGATAATCCGGAGAGCAATTTGTCATGGAGAAAAAAATGAAAAATAGAAAAATTATAATTAATTTAGTTGATGACAACCCCGGTCACCCGGAAT